CGAAGAATGAGGAGCCGCGTAGCCGAGAACATGGCGAAGCGGCGCATGGACGCCGAGCGCGCGAGGCCGGGGCCCGACCTAGCGGAGCGCCTCGAGCGCGTAGGTGCCGAAGTTGGCGAGTACCCTGCCGAGTGGCCGGAGGTCGCGAAGCTGGTCAAGACGCTGGCCGGCTGGTGCTGCGAGCGCTGCGGCCACCCGAATGAACCGTCCCCATGGGTACTCACTGTGCACCACCTCGACGGCATCAAGCAGAACCTCAACGACTGGAACTTAGCCGCGCTGTGTCAGCGCTGCCACCTACGCGTACAGGCGCGGGTGACCTTCCTGCAGGACTGGCCATTCGACCACTCACCCTGGATGGCGCGACACGTCGCGGGTTACAACGAGTGGGCGGCGGCGCGCCATCTGCCGCCTCTCACGCTGGCCGGTGTCAACCTCGATCGGAACTATGCAAACGAGTGGATTACATGATCCCAAATCAACCGTGGGCTGAGCGGTCATAACCTGGAGATTGAGTTCTGGGTCGCCGGCGTGGCGCAGCCGCAAGGATCTGCGCGCGCCTTCAAGGCCGGCAATCGCGTCATCGTTACGACGGACAACAAAGGTCTGCGCCCCTGGCGCCACGCGGTGACCTCCGAGGCGCAGTTGCATTTCGGTGAGAGGAGCCAGGATCCTCTCCGAGGGCCTGTCGAGCTCGAGTTGCTCTTCGTCTTCCCTCGAATCGCCGGCCACTATGGCGTCCGCGGCGTCAAGGCATCAGCGCCCCTCGCTCACACCGTGCGTCCTGACGTCGACAAGCTGGCCAGGGCGGTGATCGACTCGCTCGCCGACGCCGGCGTCGTGAAGAACGATGCTCAAGTCGCGCGTCTGGTCGCGACAAAGATCTACGGCGCGAAGCCCGGGTGCCGGATCCGCCTGACGCATGACGAAGTCGATCTGCTCTGGGGCCGGGATGAGCGAGTCGGCTGAATTCCTGATCGCTGTTACGCTTCCCGTCCTGGGTGCGATAGTCGGCGCCCTCGTGAGCTATGACTGGGGTTTCGTAGCAGGCTACGAGAAGGGCCTAAGACAGGGGTTGATCACCGGGCGCCGAGCAGCTCTCGTGCCGCCGATCATTCAACGCTCGAGGTTCGGTAGTTCGGACCCTCGGGATGAGGACTGATGCGCGGACCGGAACCAATCGAGGTTGAGTGGATTGATTCAGTCAATGCTGGTGGCTGGCACACCCCGTCCGAAATCGAGACGTTCTCTCGCGACCCTGGACCGACTTTATTCACTCTGGGCTATGTGCAAAGTCGGACCAACAAGTACCTGTTCCTTGCCCAAAGCCTGCACGGCGCCAATCGTGCCAATCTTGTCGCAATTCCGAATTTCGCGATCAAGCGGATTCGGAAGGTTCGCATCCAGAAGTAGTGGACTTTGGCATCGCCGGTGTTCAACCTGAGCCACGGGCCGGCTATCGAGTAACCGCGGTCCGGAATCGGCAACTGCAAGCCTTTTCAGACGCCGTATGGCAAAGGCATCAAGCGACGCACGCGCAGGGCGGACCGATCGGCCATTGGCCGGCGTCGACGACGTTCCATACGAACTGGCCGCTGCTTGCGTGGCATTTGATCGAAGCGTCGTGGTGGATCGCTGGCGCCGAAGGCGACGGCGGATCGGACGTCGCGGATACCGATGACCTCGACCCTTTGCCGCCGCCAGAACGCGACTGGCATGAGACCTATGCCGCGGAGCTGCTCAGGAAGCCGGCCATTCTCCGGGACCTCGATTCAGATCTGAACTCGGGCCGCGTGGGCGACGGAATCGAGCGCGTGCTGGAGCGCGCCCAGCTGTCATCTGGCGAGCGCGCTGTGATCAGGCCTTTTCTCTACGGCACCGAGGTCAGCCTGATCGCCGAAGACTTGGGCTGGCAACGTCTGACGGTCGGAAACCTGCTTCGTAATGCACTGGATCGCCTCAAGTTCTTGGGGTACGATTCGCGGCATTCCACTACATCTGGCGATCGTGACCTTGTAGGTAGTGACAGCACTAAGCCCGGCAGAACGAGCCGTGCCGATGTACGCCAGGCTATTGCAGCGGGCGGTCGAGCTTAGTGGCAGTCGCGAAGGTGGCGAGGACCTGGTCCAGAGCACCTTCCTCGTCTGCGTGACTCACCCGCCGAAGTTCTACTCCAACCTGAAGCTGCTGCACTGGATGCGTACGACGATGTGGCGGCTGAACGCCGCGGCAGCGCGCCGCGAGAAGGAGGCGGCTGATGATCATAGGCTTCCTTCGCAGAAAGCCACACTCGTCGATCTCGAAGCTCATCGCCGTCGACGTCCAGCCCAAGGGAAAACGCTGGCCTGATCTCGACGCGCAACTCGAAGACCTGGTGGTTCACGTGTTTGCCTGCGAAGATCTCGAGCGCGACATTGATCGGCGAGATCGCCAGGCGACCAGCAACCGGTGAGTCACAGAGGATTGAGCGCCGAGCGCACTCGTGCCGAGGTGAGGAGGTGGAACGCACGCCTCGTCGCCGAGCGCAGCGCCGCCCGGGCAGGGAAGCAGGAGCAGGACCGGCAATCCCATGCCGTGCTGGCAGATCAGGGTTTGTGGCCGGTCGCTCTGCACTCAATCGTCGACGACCTGTCCCGCGCAGATCCAGGGCGACTGTGATGCCCGTGCTGCTACCGGTCGACTGATCCTGGGGTCCATCGCCGCGGTACTGCCCCCCATACCCCACCGTCTATCTCCCCGCCGCCAGCACCTGTCCAACAGGCAACTTTTGAACAAAGGCGCGCGCGAGCAGCGGTAGTCCCATAGGTCGCCGGCCGCCAGGTGCGGTCTTTCCGGGAGGCAGGTCCTCGCATGAACGGCAAGCCAATCAGCGCTTCCAAGCGCGCCCGAATCGTCCTGGATCTCAAGAAGGGCGACAAATTGACCGCGATCGCACGTCGCCACGGGGTCAGCGTGTCACCCGTCAAGGCAATCCGGATCGCTGAAGGCCTGCAGCCGCTGCCGACCGATGCCGCGAAGGTCAATGCAGCTCGAGCTCGCGACGTCATGCTCCTGGACGCTCGCCGGCGTCGCGCTCAGCTGATGGTCGACCTGCTGGACGACGCGCAGAAGTTGCGGATGCAGCTCTGGAAGCCGACGACAGCCTTCACCTTCGGCGGGTCAGGTGACGACTACGGCTACATCGAACATGAGATCCCGCAGCCCGACTTCAAGGGCAAGCAGGCGCTGATGATCTCGGTCGGCATCGCGGTCGACAAGTCCCTGCAGCTGGAGAAGCACGACATGGAAGGAGCTGCAGCTGCTCGAGCAGCCATCATCGACCTGGTCGACCGCCTCGGCGCTGCTGAGATCGCTTGAGGATCGAAACCAGCCGGCCACCCAATTGGGAAGAGGTCACCGCCCGATTCGAGGTCCCGCGCGGTGCCGTCTTCACTTTCGGCGATACGATCCACAATCCCGACGGCGGGTTGTGCCCGCCCGATCTGCTCGTCCATGAGCAGGTGCATCGCGAGCAGCAAGCGAAGGCTGGCGGTCCCGAAGCGTGGTGGGCGCGCTATCTCCGAGACGATGCCTGGCGCCTGCAGCAGGAGCTCGAGGCATACCGGAAGCAGTTCGCGTGGGTTTCGCCGCGAGTCAGTGTTCGGATGCGTGTGCAATTCCTCGCTTCGATCGCGGCGGACCTGGCTTCGCCGATGTATGGGCTCGGCCTGACGCTCGAAAAGGCAGCGGCTCTGATCCGCAACCGGTGAACCTCACCGTTCCGACAGGCCTGCAGCGACGGTCGATCGTCGAGGCGCAGAGCAGGATCAACATCTGGGTCGGTGCTGTCCGCGCCGGCAAGACGATCGCGGCGATCATCCGCTGGCTCGACCACGTGGCGCGCGGGCCCGAGGGCGACCTGATGATGGTCGGCAAGACCGAGCGAACGTTGAAGCGCACAACCCTCGACCCGATCACCGAGATCGTCGGCGACGACCAGTGCCGCGTGAACTGGGGCATGGGCGAGGCCAGGATCCTCGGCCGGCGCGTGTACCTGCTCGGCGCGAATGACCAGCGCGCCGAGGAGAAGCTCCGCGGCGTCACGCTCGCCGGCGCTTACGGGGATGAGGTCACGACCTGGTTCGCGGAATTCTTCGGGATGCTGCTGGCCAGGCTGTCGGTTCCGAATGCGAAGTTCTTCGGTACGACCAACCCAGACACGCCGGCGCATTGGCTGAAGCGCGACTGGCTGGATCGTGCCGGCGAGCTGAGCCTGAAGTACTTCACCTTCACGATCGACGACAACCCGACCCTGGATGCGGAGTACGTCGCCGAGCTCAAGCGAGAGTTCGTTGGCATCTGGTATCAGCGCTACATCCTCGGCCAGTGGGTCGAGGCAGCCGGCCGGATCTACGACTCGTGGGAAGAGTCTCGGTTCGTTGTCAACGAGTTCCCGCCGATCCTTCGGCGCTGGGCATCGGTCGACTTCGGTCGCTTCAATCCATTCGTCGCGCAGCTGCAGGGGCTCGGCGCGGACGGCCGGATCTATGTCATGAGCGAGTTCCGCTACGACGGCCGGCAGATGAAGCGGCAGAAGTCCGAGGCCGAATACATCAAGGACCTGATCGGCTGGTTGAAACAACTCGAGGAGCAACAGCCCGAGTTCTGGTTCGTCGACCCGTCCGCTGTGTCGTTCATCACTGAGCTCTGGCGCGCCGAGTTCCCCGGGATCCGCGCAGCCGACAACGACGTCAAGTCGGGCCTGCAACTCGTCGCCTCCTCGCTCGCCACCGACCGGATCCGAGTCCACTCATCGTGTCGAGGCCTGCGGGAAGAGTTTCCGACCTATGCCTGGGATCCCAAGGCGGCGGACCGCGGCCTCGAGCAGCCGCTGAAGAAGAACGACCACTCCGTCGACACGCTGCGCTACGGCTTGATGGGCAGCCACTTCATGTGGCAGCGAACGCAGGTCGAATCGCCGCGGCCGGCACCCAAGTAGGAGAACCACCATGGCACGCACCGCCCTCGTTCCTTCGCCGATCACGACCGCCGGCCTGGTGCCGGCTCTCGTCAATGCGGACAACGCCAACGGTATGAGCTATCCGAACCGGCCGGGTCGGTTCCTATGGGTCAAGAACACCAATGCGGCTGTCTGCAATGTGACCTTCACCAAAGGTCCCGGCTCGACGGTGGACGGTGACGTCTCGCCGGCGCACGTGGTGGTCGTGCCGGCAAATACCGGCGAGAGACTGATCGGGCCGATGCCCGCCGGCTACACGCAGGCAGACGGCACCGTCCTGGTCGACTTCTCCGTCGGTGGCGCGACGACTCAAGTCGGAGTCGTGGATTGCAACGGCTAGCCAGGGACGTGCGGGATGCACCTGATCGATCCCAAAGCGTTGGCGGACCTGCCCTTCCCCACTTTTTTGATCGCGCTCGCTCTCTCGGTCGCCGGGCTGGGTTGGCGGCAGGTCTGGGTCTGGGGTCGTGAACTCAGCAAGAGCGAAAAGGAATGCGACGACTGGAAGGCCGTGGCCACAAAGATGACCGAGACGAATGTCGTGCAGGCGGCACAGATCACCCAGCTGGCGGAGTCGGTCGCTCTGCTGACGTCGTTAGTGAAGCGGTGATTGATCTGGTGCCATTCTTCACTCGCAATCGCTGGCCGAAGCACCTCGAGCGTCGCCTATCTCAGAACGCCGAGACCCGCAAACAGATCGACGCCCACCACAAGGACTTTGTCGCTGCTCGGGCAGAGTTCGCACAGCAGACCACCGATGAGAACGCATCGCGCATCGAGCAGGTGCAGGCCGCCGTCCGCAGCCTCTCGAGTCGGTTCGAGGACTCGTAGGTGACGATCGCGCTTGCATTCACCGTCACTGCGGCACTCGCTCTCATCGGGCTGCTCTGGATCGAGCGGGAACTCGTCCTCAATTGGTACGTGATCAAGCTCGGGCGCCGCAACGGGATGTCGCTCGAGGTCAGCTGGATGCTTGTCGTGCTCATCACGGTGATCTCGACGACAAATGCCCTGTTGCTGGTGATTGGGATCGGCGCCCTGTTCAAGGCGAGGGAGATCGGCTACCTGCTCGCGGTGATCCCGGTCATCAAACTCGCGGGCGCGTTGCTCGTAATGCGCTCACTGCGGAAGCAGGTAGGCATCTATCGCAAGCAAGCCGGTCTGCGGTGACGCTCGGCGAAAGCGAGGTCGCCTTTGGAGGTGCTGTCGGTGCGAGCCGAGATGCCCGTCATGCTGCCAGCTGCTCCGACGCCGTTGCCAGACGAGTTTGATCCCGGTCCGCTGCCGGCGGTGTTCAACGACCCGCCCGAAGCGAACCCCGAGTACGACGAGCCCGACGAGGAGCCTGACGTCGTGTTGAACAAGGAGGCCGAATGGCGCTACCAGTCGGCGGTGACAAGGTGCCGTGGCCTCCAAAAGAAGCGCAGCCCTACTACATGCGCTATTCGGAGCACAGCGCGTGGTATGACGGATCGCCGCTCGCCCTGGCAGCGTTTTACGGCGGCTTCGGTGGCTCGCAGCTCGGCGGCCAGTCGCTCGGCTTTTTCAATCAGAACCTGACCTATCCGGAACCGACCAACCAGGCTGCGCCGCTGTGGCGTCGGTTCATGTTCTGGTCCAAGCAGCCATCGACGCCAGTGACCAGGTCACGCATCCATGTGCCGATCGCCGCCGACATCGCCACCACCAGCGCCGACCTGATGTTCAGCGAGGAGCCGACCTTCACCATCGCCGAGGCGCAGATGAAAGGTGCCGAGCAGGGCGCCAAGGACGTTCAGGCGCGACTCGACGCGATCAACGAAGACGGAGGCATCTACACGCAGCTGCTCGAGGCGGCTGAGGTCTGCGCCGCGCTGGGCGGCGTGTTCCTCAAGTGCGGCTGGGACAGGGACCTCATGGAGATGCCGCTGCTGACAGCCGTCCACGCGGACGCCGCCGTGCCGGAGTTCTTGTGGGGCCGACTGACAGCGGTGACGTTTTGGCGCGTGGTTCTGCAGGACGCGAACGTCGTGTGGCGCCACCTCGAGCGCCATGAGAAGGGCCAGATCCTTCACGGCCTCTACCAAGGAGACCCGCGAAATCTGGGAAAGCTGGTCCCGCTCACAGAATCGCCCGTCACCGCCGACCTTGCCGGCCAGCTGACCGAAGGCAACGCGATCGACACGCAGCTGCCAGATCGTCTCACCGCGGTGTACATCCCGAACATGCGGCCCAATCGCTCTGACCGTGCGAGCTCGCTCGGCCGCAGCGACTACGCCGGCGTCGAGGGCCTGATGGATGCGCTCGACGAGACCTACACCAGTTGGATGCGCGACATCCGCCTCGCGCGAGCGCGTTTGATCGTTCCCGCCGAATATCTGCGCAGCGAAGGCAAGGGCAAGGGCGCGGACTTTGACAGCGACCGAGAGATCTGGCAGTCGCTTGAGATGGACCCGACCAAGCTCACGACGAGTCCAATCGTCGAGAGCCAGTTCAAGATCCGAACCCAGGAGCACGAGCTCACCGCCCTCAACTTGACCGAGCGCATCATCGCGGCCGCCGGCTACTCCGGATCCACCTTCGGCATCAAGGGCGAGGGCACGATCAAGACGGCGACCGAGATCGCAGCGCGCGAGCAGCGCTCTCTGGTCACACGCGGCAAGAAGGCGCAGTTCTGGGGCCCGCAGCTGCAGAACATCCTCCAGACGATGCTGATGCTGGACGCCAAGCTCTTCGACGGTCCCGGCGTCTACAAGCCGCGGGTCGAGTTCTCTGACAGCGTGCGTGACGATCCCAAGGAGATCGCCACCGGGGTGCAGCTGCTCCTCGCGGCCAAAGCGGCGAGCACCGAGACCCGCGTTCGGATGGTGCATCCGGATTGGTCGGATGACGAGGTCACGATGGAAGTCAAGGACCTCCTCGCCGAGGGGTCCGGTGGAGTGCCATCAATCATCACCGGCGGCGAGCCGACTCGGGGCAACCTGCCCCCTGCCCCTGGTCCAGTACCTGGACCGATCCCGCCCGTTGCTCCAGGCCCTGGAGTTGCGCCGCAGCCAGGCCTGCCGCCCGAGCTCGCTCCACCGATCCCCGGCAGCCCCAATCCATCAGCCGACGGCACGCTATCCGGCCGTCAAGGAGAACCGTAAATGGGCGTACCTTCGACCGGCCAAGCCACATATGCGGCCGACCCTGGCGACGGCTCCAACGGAGTGATCGCTGCTGGCCAGCATTACTGGATCAACGGAGTCTCTGTCTTCAGCGGGAGCGGCGCGCCAAACGGCGATGCGCCGGCGGCCGGTGGTCTTGGACCGCCAGTCCTCGGAGACCTGTACATCCGCGTCGACGGCGGAGTGGGAAGCACCCTATACCGCTGCACTGTCGCCGGCCCGGGCGCCGTCTGGGCGGCGATTCTCTAGAACGACTCAGCGTCGGCAACGCCCGCCTGGTGCGGGTCCCACTTTGACCCAGGAGGTCACTCGATGCTTGCCTTCCTTCGCCGAACGATCACGCCCTACTTCGAAAGCAACGGACCGCCCGCCGGCGCCCCGCCGGCCAATCCGCCGGCGCCCGCTGCTCCACCGGGACCGCCCGCCGCTCAGCCCGCACCGGTCGTTCCCCCTGCCGCTCCGCCGGCGGAGCCGCCCAAGACCTTCGACGAGGAATACGTCAAGGGGCTTCGCAAGGAAGCTGCTGACTACCGGACGAAGGCAACGGCCGCGACCAAGGCGAACGAAGAGACGCTGCGCCTGATCGCGACCCAATTGGGCATCGAACTGCCTGGCGGTATCGCGGATCCGAAGGCGATCGCGGACGAGCTCGCCAAGACCAAGCGCGAGAACCTCGAGCTCAAGGTCGGCAGTGCGCTGGAGCAGGCCTCCAGGAAGCACGGTGCCGACACCGAGCTCCTGATCCCAGTCCTCAGAGGCTCAGCTCAGCTCGAGAAGCTGGACCCGTCGTCGGAGAACTTCACCAAGGACGTCAGCGATCTGGTGAAGACCATGCTCGAGCGCAACCCCAAGCTGAGGGCCAGCCAGGTGCCGAGCCGTAGTGGAGGGGAGTTCCCTGGCGGAACGCCACCCGTCCAGCAGCTTACCCGCGACCAGCTCAAAGGCATGTCGCCCGATCAGATCATGGCCGCCCGCGCGGCGGGCCAGCTGGATCAGATGATGGGCAAGACCGGAGCCTGAGAGCGCCACTAGAAGGAGTCTCCGATGTCCGTTTCCTCGTTCGTGCCCGAGGTTTGGAGCGCCGCGCTGCTCACCTCACTGAAGAAGGCGCAGGTCTTCGCGCGGCTCATCAACCGCAACTACGAAGGCGAGATCGCGCAGTCCGGTGACACGGTCCACATCACGTCGATCAGCCGTCCGACCATCGCGACCTACGTCCCCAACGTGACGGTGATCGCGCCCGAGACCCTGCAGACCGCAGACCGGACGCTTGTCATCGACCAGGCCAAGTACTTCGCCTTCGAAGTCGACGACGTCGACCTGCGCCAGGTGCGCGGCAACATCATCGACGAGGCGATGCGCGAGGCCGCATACGGTTTGTCCGACGCAGCGGATCAGTTCCTCTGCCAGCTCGTGGGCACGAACGCCGCCGGCGTGACGGGTGTCGCAGCCGCCAACCAGATCGCAGACACCGCGATCACAACGGGCGACCTCGCGTACACGAACCTGACCAAGCTGAGCCAGAAGCTCAACGAGGCCAACGTGTCGCAGCTCGGTCGCTTCGCGGTCATCCCGCCCTGGTACCTCCAGCTGCTGTTGGACACGAACAAGATCGCGTTCAACCCCATGCTGGCCGGCAACCCCGCGATCGGCGAGGCGGCTCTGATCCAGGGTTACGTGAACCGCCTGGTCGGAATGGACATCTACGTGTCCAACAACATCCAGCAGGCAGCTGGTGACGGTGACGACTCGATCATCATCGCCGGCACCCCCGACGCGTGGTCCTACGCCGAGCAGATCTCGAAGACCGAGGCCTACCGGCCGCCGACCACGTTCGCAGACGCGATCAAGGGCCTGCACCTCTACGGCGGCAAGATCACGCGACCGGATGGCTTGGCCACCCTGATCGCATCGAAGGCCTAGTTAGCAAAGGCCTAGTTAGCAAAACACCAGCCGGGCGGGGCATCGCGCCCCGCCCACTCCAAGGAGAAAGCACATGGCCGACGAATTCCAGAACGGCCCGCAGGGCGGCTCG